ATAATGCCGTTCAACAAAGTAAGCAAGGTTTGGCTTGGCTCCTTGTATGGGAGCGGCATAATATTATCTTTCATTGCTCCAGACGGTACGTCCACGTCCCTAAACTCACCCGGTGCTATTGGTGTGTCGTCACCTTTGACACGCAACCCACGGGTCTTAAAGCCACCCGGCAGATTAGCGAGGGATCCTGCATCAACCAATTGACGTACGATGGAAGTGCCACTTTTAGCATAAGCACCAATAAGATGGATGAGACCAAAATGGTAAAAGCCAAAACCGGGAATATACCCATAGTGGACGAAGTGCGCTCGTTTTTGGAAAGTTTCATCGTCTGGTCTCCAGTTTCTGCGAATTGAAAGAATGGTACTTGTACCCTTTTCAATGGTGACTACATAAGGCAAAGCAATGCCAGTGGGTTCACCGTTTTCATCTGTATGCTCGTAACCTTCTAAATCAAGGTTGACGTGCATTTCTAAAAGCTTGTAGCGGTCATCTGAACTTGCTCTAAAGCCTTGCTTCTCCGCAATTTTCTTTTCTACTTCATCCAAGAAGTTAATTGGAGTTCCAAGATCAATGTCACGGTAAAAACCCATGACTTGCAGCTTGCGTAATTCGTTTTCTGTTTTACGCATTACGTGCGTTACACGATCAGCAGACTCTAGGTTGGCTGCGCCATAAGGAACGACCACATCTTCTGCTGGCACAAACAGCGCCATAGGGCGATTTAAGTTTGGATCAAAGTAAACCTTTTTAAATGCATTACCAGCTAGACCCAATCCCCAAATAGTGCGCTCTGTCTCAGGGCGATACTCAGGCATTCTATCTGTCAAACGGTGGTTCATATCCGTTTCAACACGATGCGCTGCATCAATTTTGTCTTTGGTTTCTTTACCAATAATTTTGGTTCTAACTGGTCCTTGGGCGGGGAACAGACTCATAATGGTTTCAGATTGAAACTTTACAAGCGCTTCAGCAAGAATAGGATGGTAGATACCGCAAGCACCTTCCCAAGGTTCACTGCGCTCTTCAATCTTTAATCCCAATAATTCCAAACCATCTACGTAGGTTTGCAACCAATCTTTGCGGCTCGCCACATCAGAGTCGTAGTCGGAAGTCAACTCTTGGGCAATTAAAGCCAGCAATGAGTCGTCTAAATTCTCCGCAAGATTTTCGCCAAATTCTGGGTCAAGGGCTTGAATATCAATTTCAATATCATCGGTTGATATATTAATGTGGTCTGGTTCAATTTCAATTTCCAGTGGCTCTTCTTCAGCAGCGAGAGCATCGATCCCTTTGGGGGCTTGGTATAGGGCTTTATCAATTGCCATAGTATTCCTTAGTAGTAACCTTTGTTTCGGTTGGATCTAAATTCTTTTACTTCATCTGGCTCATCGCTGTTTAAACGGATAAAACCTCCCTGACGGAACCGTAACAAGGCTTGTGACGTTGAGTCAACCATGTCATCGTGGTCTCCGTTAGGGAAGGAAGCGCATTCCTCCATCACTTCTTCCGCCCATCGTGCTTCTGGACACCAGACATATCCAGACGCAAAAAGATCAGATATAGCGTTTACACGGGCTATTTTATCATTACCCTTGCTTGGTGTATACTCCGACACCGGTATACCCATCGCCCGCATTTCATAGATCAAGGGCGCACCAGCCGCCTTTTTTTCAACAATTAGGCTGTCTGGATTCCAATGTTTGTAGTACTCAAACGCTTTGCGTTTAAGTTCTGGGAACTCTAAACGTCCCTTATAAGCATCTAAAAGGATGATATTGGGTACTTCCAAGCCTTCAGTATTCGTTTTATAGAAGATACCCCACGTGGTGCAAGCGGAATAGTCAGCACGATTTGTCTTCTCAAAGGCGGTATCCCACGACTGAATGATGTAATCGCAGTAAGGAGCGACATCCGATTCCCATATGCGCCAATGCTCCCTTTTAATAATTGCGCCTTCCTCAGATGTAGGATTTTGCTGATACTGGGCTTCCCACTTGCTAACAGGAATTTCCGCCTTGATCGCTTCCAGTTCTTTTTGCGACCAAAATTCAGACCATAAAGGTTTACCAGAGGGTAATAGCGCAGGTAATTCGATGACTTCCCACTCATCTCCATCCCTTTTCATTGAGTTATCTAAAATTTGACCAGTCAGATCACGCTTAGACCAGCGTGTCATCACAATAATGATTGACCCGCCCGGCTGTAGACGCTGACGTGGTCCTGATCCATACCATTCAAAGACCCGATCATAGACTTCGGGATTGCCTTGCATGGCTTCTTGCTCCGAATGCGGATCATCAATGATTAGAACGTCCGCACCTTTACCCGTTACCGCACCACCTACACCGATAGCGAAATAGTCTCCCCCTTTATCGGTGTTCCAGCGCCCTGCGGCTTTACTGTCAGAAGATAGCTTGGTGGGGAATACAGCTTGGTAGTCGGGAGTGTTAACGACATTTCGTACCTTTCGCCCAAACCCAACTGCAAGCTCTGCGGTGTGGGCTGTTTGGATAATTTTCTTTTGGGGGTATTTGCCAAGATACCAAGCTGGGAACAGATAAGAAGCAAACTCAGACTTAGTATGACGAGGAGGCATATTAATAATAAGCCTTTTAAGAGTTCCATTAGCAACCCTTTCAAAGGCATCAGCCATGACAGCATGGTGTTTACCGGGAATGAAGGCACTCCACATCTCCTTTACAAAAGGTAGAAAGTTTTCCCTGCAACGCTCAATCTTGTCCTGCTTGAGCAGTTGATGTATTTTGGGAATTTGGGGCGAATCTTTAGGCAGCGTTTCTAATAACGCTAAATACTTCTTAATCTCCGCCTTAGTGAGAAGACTCAAAGGGCAGCCATCTCACGAACGGTTGCATCGATTACTTTGATGCTACGCACCATATGGGGATTGATTTTAATCAAACCCTTGTCTTTCAAATTGTGCACCAAACGATGAATATTAGATTTGCTACGTAGTTCTAATCCTTTAGCAATCTCGGTATAGCTGGGTGCAAACCCATGCGTACGAATAAATGCTTGAATAAAGTCGTATACCCGCTTTTGTTTTTCAGTCATTACATTCCTTTACTATTCTTAATTTAGGTTTTGCTGGTGAGCAAGAATTGCCCACGTCATAAACAACTTGCATTTGCCGCAAGATGCTAATGGCTGTTGTAAGTGCCATGTAGCCACGAGATGCTGGTTCATAAGGTGTCCTCATTGTTTCAAGATCAATGATGGTGCTACGCAATAGAAAGTTTTGATCGCTCATAGGATCATTGCCAATACGATCAGTAACCCCAACATAATCCATAAGTATTTTTCCTCCAAAATATATACCCCCCCATGTTTAAACGGAAACGTTCATAGGGGGTATTCTACACGAACGTTTAAACTTTGCATTGCAAAAAAACAACAGGGGGTGGTGTTTCACGTGAAACATATGGAAACGTTCTGATAGCTAAAAAGTATGTAATTAAATGTGTATTTCAGAGTGTAGAGTCCAATGGCGACCATACCGTCAAAAAGGGGGCATGGGGGTAGCGTGGGTGTGCGCCAGCGCAAACGCACAAGCCCACGTCACGCATCACGCTTTTTTCTTTCTGATCGATGTCACGTTGTCGAGTAACGTCAAGTGTGATTCGAGTTCTTGCTTGAGTTGTTCTGCGTTGATCTCCTCGACCTTGGTCTCGACCTTATCGATGAACATACCGACAGCCTTGCCCATCAGCTCCAGCGCACGCAGTCGTGCACCAACGTTCGTCTCTTCATTGGCGCTGTGAACGAACAGCTCCTCCATGATGTGCTTGCGTGTGGCTACCTCGTTCGCAAGTACCAATTCTTTTTTGGCAGTGATCAAAGGTTCAAGAAGTAAAGTGATTGAACTGTGTCTCATCAATTCGTTCGCACGTGCAATGATCGTGGCATCAGCACTACCACTACAGTCGTAAGCCTTTCGGTATGCATCTCTCGGAGCATCACCATTGAGCACGTAGGATGCGAATGCCAGCATCTTGGCAGTGGGTTTATTAAGCTTCTTACCAGTCTTATCTGTCTTTACACCTACTGGTAATCCATTTCTCTTTCTCTTTATCTCTACACGATCTACAGCCGACTGGATCGCTTCGCTATTCGTGCCCGCTTGCGTTGTGCTAGTGCGAACATCGTCAACGGTAATAGCATCGTCCTCCAGCATCGTTATCAATTCATCTCTCGTCTTTTTCAATTCAATCTCCTATGCATGAACGGTCACACGACCATCAAGCATGGTGATGGTTTAAACGTTAGATGTCAATGATGTTCGCAGTGTGTTCGCAGTAGGCATTCAGGGATTGCATTCATCTCGTGGAAGTAACCCTGTTTACACGTCTTATTGACTAGCTCAAATGATGAGCCTTTACCCTACGTAGAGTTGTGATTCTTCAGCCCGATCGCTCCGCTCTTTTTGCCCGCTCGTCAAAATACTTGACCGCTGTGTAGGGTTTAAACCACGCTCCTGATAGCTAAAAATGCAGGTTTTGGGGCTGGTGATAAAAAACTTCCTATCGTTTAAACAAATCCACTATCATCGTTCGCATAGCAATGCTAGTAATGGCGCAAACGATCCAGCGCAATAGAAAAAAGAATCGGGTTTGTTGGTGTAGCTAGGCACGATGAGTGCGCAATCAACGAGCTGACCGCTTTGACCCACGAGGTGATAGTTGTGGCGAGTGCGAAATCAGAGAGCGATCTCTAGTTCTTTGCGTGGTGCGATCCGAGAGCCACGATAAACAAATGCGGACGATGTGCGAACCGAGAGCATCGTAAAACAAATGCGGGTAAACGTGCGATAGCAGAGCGTTGAAAAACAAATGGCTCTCCAACGAGATTTAATCTCAGTTCGTACTGCATACCAGTGCGAACGAGGATGCGATCTTGCATCACTATTACTGGAGGTTTGTATGCGTGAACTTTTTAATCTTGCAGTTGCAGTACTCGTGGCAATTGTGTTCGGCAATCTTGCGATCGCATTGCTTAATCACTTTCACATTTAATGGAGGTCAAATTGACTACACGTGAAGAATGGCTCAACTCAGCCGTCAATGAGTTACGTTCGATATTCGATGCGAACGGTTATCCGCTCCCGCAAAACATTCGTGTGACTTGCGGGTTTCCTAGCAAACACGCACGCAGTCTTAATCGTGCAATCGGTGAGCACTGGAGCAGTTCAGCCAGTGAGGATGCAACTCACGAGATCTTGATCTCGCCAGTCGTATCTGATCCGTTTGAAGTGTTCGGCATTCTCGTTCACGAGCTGTGCCATTCAGCAACCGATGGAGACGGTCATCGTGGACGTTTTCCTAATGCTGTTCGTTCGGTGTGGCTAGAGGGCAAGCCAAGCAGTACGAAAATCGGTCAAGCTTTCCGAGACAACTTCGGTAGCCTGATCGCTTCGCTGGGAGAATATCCCCATGCTCGTTTAAACGTTGGACACGATCGCAAGAAGCAGTCAACACGTATGCTCAAGGCGCAGTGCTCAAAGTGTGGCTACACAATCCGCATTACCAAGACGTGGGCTGATCAGGGCTTGCCGTTGTGCCCGATCGATTCACATAACTTTGCTTTAGTTTAAGGAGAAATAAATCGTGAGTGACATTACAAAAAACCTATCCCTTATCCCGCTGACCGTTCTCAATGAAGTGCTGGTACAAGGGCATCATGATGTAGAGCCTGACAAGTCGATTGCCGTTGCCAAGGTCGAGCAATTGATCAACAACGGTCAGATCACACTGGCTCAGGTGCAAGCAACAAAGCCTAGCCCGATCAATCGTACTGGTGCAGTTCCTGATGACGTTCGCAAGGATATCAACAAGGCGCTGAGTGACGTTGATGCAATTCGTACGACTGCCAATAGTGCGCTCGACAATGCATTGCAGATTCAAACCAAGATCGACAAGGACTTTGCCAAGTTGACTGACCGTTTAAACGCAAAGCTTGCAAGCGTTGGGCAGACAGCAACCGTTGACATCGCTCAGGAAGTTGCCAAGGTGTTTGAGAAGTTCCGCAAGACAGAACCCGCACAGCGGATCACTGAGATTGCGAACGCTTTGCCAGTGTTTACACGTAAGCCAGCACGTGACGTATTCGATGGTGTGCTTTCGTATGAATACGCTGGTGAGGTCGTTGACTTCTCAGAGTTCGAGGTCGGTGTGTGGAATGATCCTGATGCTCCCGCTCGTGTCGATGACTACGTGTTTAATCCTCAGCACTTGCATCAAGCTTTGATCGCACTTGATGATCCATTGCCTGACAACGTGTGGCTTGCTGGTGAGCGTGGCACAGGCAAGACTGAGTTCGTTGCGCAGTTGGCATCACGTCTTGGTCGCAGACTGTTTCGTGTGAACTTTGATGAAGCGCTGGAGCGTGCTGAGTTTATCGGTGGCAACACAATCGAGAACAGCAACGTAGTGTGGAAAGCTGGTGTCATTACTCAAGCTATCCAACACACAGGCGCAATCGTGTTGCTTGATGAGATCGGTTTCGCTCGTGCTCAGAACTTAGCTGTACTGCACGCACTGTGTGAGCGCTCTCCTCATCGTTCGATTGTGATTGCTGAGACAGGCAAGCGCATCCCAGTGGCATCGCACGTGGTGTTCTTCGGTGCTGATAACAGCAACGGTCATGGAGATACGTCAGGCAATTTTGCTGGTGTTCGTGATCAGAATACAGCGTTCCTTGATCGCTTCTCATATACGTTGCGCTTCGAGTATCTACCCGCTGATGATGAGATCAATCTCGTGTGCAATCGCACTGGCTTGTCTCGTGATGCTGGTGAGATCCTCATCAAGTTTGCTAACGTGGCACGTGAGAAAGCAAGAGCGGGCATCCTGACACAGCCCCCAAGCTTGCGCCAGTTGTTTGCATGGGCTAGAGCAATTCAAAAGGGAGCACCAGTCGCAGTTGCATTCGAGAATGCAATCGTGAATAAGTTCCCCGCTGATTGCGAGAGCGAGTTGCGTGGTGTATTCAGTGCAACGATTGACATCGCTAATCTGAAATCATTCTTAACTAAATAGGAGGGCTTTATGCTCGGACTAAATGTAAAGCGTGGGGTCGCTACAACCCTAGAGCGTGTGTTCAAGAACAGTGACTTCGAGTTCGGTACTCTCAACGTATTGTGGACTGGTCGCACTGCTGGCATTCAGTTCAATCGCTACGGTGATACTCACCTTGATGCAACGGTGATCTTCCCATCGATTGATGAGAGTGCTGAGATCCCTCAGACCACGTTCAATAACTTGATCGGCTACGCACTGCATGAGTTGGGTCACGCATGGTTTACCGAAAACAAGCCTTGGGATCTAGCACGCAAGCGTTACGGTGCGTACGTTGGTAACCTGATCAATGGTCTTGAAGATCCACGCATCGAGTTGTCAGTCATCGAATCACAGCGTGCGCCAAACGCACGTGCACTGTTCGTTAACTTGATTAACTCGGTACTGGATCGTGATGGCTACGTAGATCCTAATGATGCAAAGAACATTCCATTCTTGCTGGCTGTTGAGGGTAGACGTTTAAACGGTTACGTGATTGACGTACCGAACATCATTGATGATTCAATCTATGCCAAGCATATTCACTGGGCGCTCGGTCGTGCAAGCAAAGCGACTAACACCAGTGAGATCGTCAAGGTTGCGGTTGAGTTGTACAAGCGTATCAAACAGCAAGACGAGGAAGCTGGACAGGGTGAGGGCGATGGTAAGGGTCAGCCTAGCGATCAACCTGATGGAGAGCAAGACGGTCAGCCTGATGGGTCTAATCCAGCACCAAAGCAAGACGGTGATCAAGACGGTGACAAGCAAGACGGTCAAGGTGGCGATCAAGCTGGTGACAAGGACGGTGATCAGGACGGTGACGAGCAAGCGGATGGTGAGCAAGGTGATGAGCCAAGCAAAGATCCTAAGCGTGGTGGTGGTAAGTCGTATGATGGTGGTCGTGAGGTTGAGCCTAATGATTTCATTCGTGAAGAACTAAAGCAACATCGTTCACAAGCTGATCAGGTTAGACCGATCCCCGCTGTTGGTAAGCCACAGTATTCAAACTTCTCATGGAGGTAATATGATTCTCAACAAAACAGAATGCGAGACTAACTTCTCAGCCCAGTTCAATACGCAGACCAGCGGGCTTGGTGCAACACGTGCAAACATCCTACGCTTGCTACGTTCGATTGACTTGGTTGGCTGGTCAACGCACGAGGAATCAGGCAAGGTTGATCGCAAAGCGTTTACACGATTTGCTTGCGGTAGCACAGCGGTGTTTAGCAAACGTCAGCACGTTGATGCGGTCAAGTCTTCGGTGTCTATCTTGATCGATTGCTCAGGATCGATGGAGGAGGACAATAAGATTCAAGTTGCTGAATCAATCACAATCCAGTTGTCACGCATCCTAGACAAAGCTGGTGTCGAGTTCAACGTCACAGGGTTTCATGGCAACACCAGTCTCAAAGCTTTAGATGAGAGCGGTGCGACTAAACGTGGCGATGCGTTCCGCACTGAGCACGTCAGATTCATTCCATTCAAAACATGGAAAGAGAACCTAGCCAAAGCATCGGCAAAGCTTGGATCGATTCGCCAGTGGGCACAGTCATCAACACCTGACTACTCAGCCCTGAGCCTAGCGATTGAGGATCTGTATCGTCAGGATGCACAGCGTAAGATCTTGTTCTTGATCACTGATGCGGATGGCTACTGCAAAGCGCACATGAAACACTTGCAGTCAGTAGCAGATAAGCTTGGTGTCAAGATTGTTGCAATCGGTATCGGTCGCACTACGGTTGACCAATGCTTTACGAGCGGTGAGAATGTTGAGAATGTCAGTGGCTTGGCATCAGCATCATTCAACAAACTACTCAAGGAGTTGCGGTAATGAGCATTCAAGATCAAGCAGATGAAGTAGAGAACCTGATGGCGGGAATAGGAGAGTTAATCGATGGCTTGCCAGTCGAGACAATCCTCCCCGCCTTGGGGTTGACGTTAGCAAAGGTGGGGTTGTTCTTTGATGTTGAAGAGCAATCCCTTATTCGTAATATATCCATCATGATTGCTGGTCTTTACAGAGAGCAGTTGCCTGATGATGGCGAGATCATTCATTGATTCGAGCTAGTTCCCAAAGAAAGGCGCACGTGAAAATCAAACCAATTAACCCAGTAGTAAAAACTTTAGCGTATGCGCCAAAGCATGGAGGACGGCACACACCTAAAGAGTTTAAACGCAGTACCAAGCAAGCAGTGCAGTTGCAGTTGTCCAGTGAAGCAGTTCAATACTTAAAGGAGCGTGAGAATGATAAGTAAAAATGAATTAGTGGAAAGCGGTTATACCGTATTACCAAAAGGTGGTTGGATTCGTATTGACCCTGAGATCATCCCGCATGACTGGGAAGATATCTGCAAGGACTTTAATGCTGATCCAAATTGTGGCAGTTTAATCTTGGCGGTTGCTGGAGTGAAGGAGGAATCATGAGCGATTTAGAAAGACGTAAACCGCCCTATCAGCAAGGGTATGAAGATGGTCTCGCTGATGCTGAGTTTCAAGATTCTTGGTTATATGATTCACAAAAAGATCAAGATCATTACGGCGAGGGTTACAACGATGCACAAAGCGGTCAACCAAACAAACTGGAGAAATCATGAGCGATAGATATTTACAAAGCTTGGCTGAGGATTACATGGACGATGAGTGTAATCGTGCAGACCATTGGAATGATATTGAATATGAAATTATTCATGCGTGTGAGACTGGTGAGCCTTGCGATCATTACGATCCAGCCACAAGCGACTTCATTACCGAGAACGTTGTGCACCATCAGAAGCACATCCTATTCTGTTTAGCGAATGGGCTTGATGCAGATCTGTTGGACGTATTAAAACGCTGTTACGAAAAAGAGATCGCCACTTGTACTGAGTGGGCTTACGATCATTCTTACTAAGCGAGTAGCCCCCTTGGAGAAATCCTTGGGGGCTTTTTTTTATTCTGCCAAATCTTGCGCCACGATTTTCAACATTCGTGCATGAATGATTAACTTTAATCCAATCTCATACGCATCGGCATAGCGCCTTGTGTTCATAGCATTTTGATAATCTGTTAATGCTGTTTTTAAATCTAAAAAATCCTGTGAGTAATCCATAAATCCCGTATCCAATTAGAGCGTTTAAACGATGATGCAATTAGGAAATTGCAGGTTAATCAAAACGCTTCTTGTTCGTAATACGTTCCAGTCACCTTGTTATAACCGAGGGTCGTTTCGCCTTGTGTTCCAACCCAACGGAAGCGACACTTCCACACTGCGATTTCTACCCCATGATCTTTAGTTCTGTGCACAGTCAAACCACAGTCAGCCTTTGCCCACCAAGCCATAGAGCCTGAGATTGCCATGCCATCAGGACGTGGTAAATCCATGCCTGAGCGTGTGATCTTTGATGGATGAGCCACGAACCAAACGTGCACACCCGATGACTTAGCGAATGCTTGCATACGTGTGAGCATTGAACTAATGAACTCATGCTCTGCCAGCCCGCTCTTGTTCTCAATGTAGTTGTATGGATCAATCACTAGCCCACGAATACCCATGCGGACTACTGCAATCTTGGCTCGTTCCAAAATAGAATCAATGGTTGACGGCTCAGATCCCTCGGCATCAAGAAATAAAAAATGATCTTGCACCCAGTTTAAACCGTCAGACTTCTCCGACTCAGACATCCGTTGCGTTCCTTCAAAGAATCTTTTCTCCTTGTATATCTCGATCAAGCGGGAGATATGAACTTCGGGTTGATTCTCGAATGAACACAATGCAAACTTCCAGTCATGCGCCTTGGCTAAGTTGACCATCATTTGATCTACAAAGTTTGACTTACCGCTTGATGGATATCCAGTAACGATTGTTAGTTGACCCTGAGCCACAGTGTAAATTTGATCTACGTTGGAGTAGCCAGTAGAAACACCCTTGCCATTTCCTTTATCCCATAGCTCGTTTAAACGGTCAAAGAAC